CACCCCCGACCCGACACCGCATTACCAGTCTTATTAATCTGGGCAGGATACGCCTTCAACGTCACACCATACCCGTACACTTCGCCATTCTTACCCTTAATCTCGTCACGATCAATGAGCTCAACCTCAGGGAAATAGTAGCGAATAACCTGATCGCCATCAACAATATCCATCAGTAAAGCGTGCACGCCAGTGGTGGCACCAGGAGAAATATCGAACGAACCCGAATCAGCTCCGGCAGTAACCTTCGACTGCCAAAACAGTTCAATAACCTCCTTCTTAGACTCGATCAGCTGGAAAGAAATCTCGATAGAAGACTCGGTAGCAACCGTGCGAACAACATCCGCATTCTGCCAAGCCTTCAAATCATCCGTTTTACGCTCAGGCTTAATCTTAAACCCGTCATCCGACAGATACCCTAAAGCGGTAAGCCCGGAAGGAACCGGCTCCACACCCTTAATAGTATCACCCGCGTGCGCGTCACCAATATAAACGTCGCCAGTAACAGCAGAGCGAACATTAGACGCTTTACGTGTTGCAGCCATCACAACCCCCATTAAATATCAAACAATTACATTAAAACAAAAACAAATACGTTTACTCAGATTCGACAGGCCTACATATCAGCTCGAACAGCGAATACACATCAAAACGTGCACCATCAACCAGCAAATCAGGACCCGTAGAACGCCTACAAAACACCACCGGATCACCATCAACCCCGTCAGCCAGAACAGCCTCAACACGACGCGCCAAAGACATAGCCCGATCAGGCGTATCAGAAAACACATTCACGCGCAAAAAAACACGCTCACGCACATGCAACTGCGGGCCACCATCCAACGCCAACCAAATCAGGTCACCCGTAAAATCATCGGGCACCGTCCCCACACAGGGTATATCAGACAGCCAGCCATCATCCTTGAGCACGCGTTTAGCCCACTTCCTGGGGTCATCGTAGACAATCACGACGCAGCCCCAATCGAACGAGCCAGCGTGCCATGCTTCGCCTCAATACGCTTCCCACCCTTATATGTGGTGCCTATACGAGCGACAGCCTCAACACGGTGAACCTGCACCTCTGACGACAAACCATTACGGTATTGGGCCTTATCGAAAGCGTTACCGCCCACATTCGCCGAGGCTGCACGCTTGACACGCTCGCCACGCTCAGCCAACATAGCCTGCACCCCAGAAGACTTCAACACCTCACGAATACCCGGCAAGTTCAGCTTCACATTCACATCCTGAGCCACTACCCATCAGCCCTTCTTACGCTTCACATTGATCTGCGTGCCCGCATCCCAGCCGGACATCGGATGATGCCACACCATAGGAGACCCGTCAGCCTCCCACACAACACCCCGGATACGCCACCTGCAACGATAATCAGCGCCCACAACAGGCTGCTTGAAAAGCATCGACCAATGCTCATAGTCAGAGTCACGCCCCGCGGCCTCATCCTCCTGCGAAACGGAAGCATAGATGGCCACGTTATGGAACCCAGTCTCGACAGGCTTAGACCAGTCTTCCACCTTGTCACCAAGATCATCGACACGAACAGTCGGTTGAAGCATCACAACCGTTTCACCATAAGGAAAACTGGTCATATCATATCTCCCACAAAGGGCCAGCGTAGCCGTTAATATTCGACCCGCACGAGCAACCCTCACCCCACACCGTGGAACACACCTCAGAATGATTCACACTACTCCTCATGGTCGGTGTAATAGTGAACGCTTTACCAGCCCCACCATCACCCTCACACAGCTTCTTCAACGCGGCAATCTCAGAAGGCCACAACAAATTCGTGGGAGTATTAGACCGTGTAGTCTGAGCGAAAGGACCCGCAGACTCGTACTGCACCTGACCCGACACGCCAGTATCATTCCAGCGCAACAAAGCCCTGCGCAGAATAGCCTTAGCGGCATCCTTGTATTTGAAATCCGGTTTAGCGATACAGGGGGCGACACTGACAGCCACAGCCTCCACATCGGCGATCATCGCCTCAAGCTTATCTTTAGGAATATCGGCGAAAGGCTCAATATCCTCAGGCTTCAAAATGATACCCATCAACACCACCCCCTGCACATATACATATCACCGCTACAATAAATCAGTTACCGGCCGGCGGATTAGGCTTCGGGGCAGCCTTCTCCTTCACAACAGCAAACGAATCAAGCGACTCGATAGCCACATACAGAACAGCCTCGGCGCGAACCATAACCTCATTATGGCCCTTAAGATCGCGGCCAGTCTGATCCGGATCGCCATACTCGATCAGCTCGATCGGGAAGTTACGCTGGAAACCCCAATGGACACGAGAGAAATCACCAACAATAGCCTTAACACCAGAAGCAGGCGACATCTCCGGGGCACCCGAAACAGTCGAAGAAGCACCAACATTCAAGCCGCGCCAATTATCAAGCCCCGCGAAACCAGCTGCAGGATACATCGGCTGACCGGCAAGCGGAGACCCCTTCGGATACACCTCGGTAGACAGGGCAAACGAGAACGCCGGATCCAAGGCAACCCCGTTAGGAACCTGCAAACAGGCACCCGCAATCAGCCCAACCGCCTTAATAAGATCAGCCGTAGCAGAATCTGTAGCGTCAACCGTATTCTTCGTCTTATCAAGCGACACCTTGACAGCCGCAGCAGGCTTCCCAGTGGCAGGATCAATACCGTGGAAAGCAATAAGATCCACAGCACGACCAATCGAAGCACCCAGCGCGGGAGAAATCAGATCCTGAAGCACACCCAGACGGTAATCGGCGTCAGCCCACATAAACTCGTCCGAGACACGCTGCTGAGTTACAACCTTGATCGGCTGGGCAGTAAACGCCGAAACATCCACCGATGCGGAAGGCTTAACCTCACCCTCGCCAACAATCTTAGCGCGAGGAACACCGCTAAACACGGCACCCTTAACAGGCCCGAAAATAGTCGGCTGCTCCGGCGAAAGCTTCGCCAAAACACCAGAATCGATAGCACGGTCACGAACCGCACCAATCATAGAACCAGGAAGCTCAAGCTTCCCTGCAGAAAGAAAATCGTCAGCCATCACAAATCATCTCCTAGAATTATTGACAAGAGCATCCACAAACGCGACACCCTCACGTCGTTTAACATCATCAACGGGGGCACTCCCCGCAAGACGGCGCACACCCGCGCCACCACTACTATGGTCGATCAAACCCTTCAAAGCCTTAGCAGACTCCACCAGTGCTTCACGGTCGCTACCGTGCAGAAAAGCGACCGCATCACCCGACAGGCCACACTCGGCAGCCACCTCACGCTTCACACCCTCAAGAACAAACCCATTGATCCGGTCTTCGAGTTCCTCATTCTTGCGACGAAGCTCATCAATCACAGACCCCGCATCACCATCCGAGGCGCGAAGCTTCTCCAACTCGGCGAAATTACTTTTAGCACGAGACTCCCACTTACGGGCCTCAGCCTTCCAATCCGTGCCAGACGGCCCAGAAGCCTCACCCTTCACGGAAACATCACCGGCATGATCATCGCCGGCAGTCTGCCCATCCTTCACAACATCAACAATGTCTCCACCCTTTCCGGGCTCAACAGCATCATTGTCGACATTCTGTTCTTCAACATTCTGATCGGCCATAGCCTAACCTTACACTCCTTGCGGAAAACAACACTAACTTGCTGACCCCCGTGCGGGAGACAACCACGTGCACCGATAACCGGCGGCGCACAACCGGAAACCACATCAATCATCTCATATCGCCAACAGTACGCATAGCCTTCAAAATATTGCCAGGCGACTGCTGCAACCCGTGATCATCAACCCACTCACGAGCCTTCTCATAAACCCGCTGATACCCTATATCCGCCCTGTTGGGCTCCCAAGGGCCAACAACCTCAACCACCGTACAACCACAATGATCATGATACTTCGAACCAAGCGGACGCTTACCACCACGCTTATGACGCCGAGTATGACCAGTAGTGAGAGCCCTTTCCTTAGTCGTATAATCCGACCTCGTAGCAAGCATCGCACAAAAAGCACACGGATCACCATCAGTCACCCGACGCCACGACCTACCCTGAGCACCCGCAGACCACTCAACCGTGTCACGGCCAGCATTCAACACGGCACGATTAAACCCAACCGCCATATCATCAATAGTATCGTGGGCTTTATCCGGGTCACTATTCATAATCTTCATAGTCGAAAACGACCTAGCCAAAGCCGCAGCAGCATCAAACTCGTCATACACGATCAAACCAGGATCGACACCGTTCAACCGGCGAAAATCTTGCACGAATTTAGCTGCCATCAATGCTGAACCGTCATGGCCGGCACGCTCCAACTCGACACACAAACGCACATACTGTGTGTCCGACATTTTCCCTGCACGCCACAAACGACCCAACTCGGCATAATAGCCCGCATACTTCCCAGCAAACCTGACCGCCTCACGCTGATACCCGGTAGCCGCAAACCTCGACGCAACACCCGAAGCCATCGCCTATCATACCTCGTTAGTTTGACGCGATATAGCCCCAGCCAGCGCAGCCAACGGGTCAGACGACTCAGCACGATGCCTCATCACAGCCTCAACCTGCACATCATCAAGCCCCAACATCTCCAACACCGTCCGAGAATCCGCGGGCAAAATACCGGCGCCAACAAGCTTCGTCACAGCATCCGCCGTAGCCGCCCGAGTCGGCGTCGAAGCATCACGCCACCTCAAACCCACATCACCAAAAAAATCAGCCTCATCAACACTAGAATCAAGCGCCTTCGCAGCCAAAAAACCAACCGACAGCCAGCCCTGACCAAACGACGTTTGACGCCGCTCAGCACGCTTCACAAGCCGAGACTCCTCAGCCGCCAACGCCTCACCCGACGGAGGATTCGACGTGATAAACCCGAAATAGCGCTCCGGAACAGCAGCCTCACCCGCCGTCAACTGCGCCAACAAACGCATCTGATCAGAATAAGGGGTAGGACTATTGACAGGAAACGACCCCACATTCGGGGTATCCCCATCATCATCCTTATCCACAGCCCACACCGAAGCCATAGACAACACCCAGCCAGGTTGCGAAAACTCGTCCGCAGACACGCCAGTAACCCAGCGCTGAGGATACGCGTAGAAATCGCGATTCACAGACTGGCCAAGCAGCGTACGAACCGCTTCATCCGTATAGGCACGAATCGACCGAGTAATCTCGGAGCGCCCATCGATACGAGACGTCCTGCGCCGATTCACAATAGGCACAAGCGGAACCGCCCCAAGCGCATTCTCGATACGGCCAACCTCGACCCACTCGCGCGAGCCCCGCCGCTCAACCTGAACAATCACATCAGGAAGCAAAAGCTCCGCCTCAACCACCTCAGGATCACAAGTCGGCTGAACCACCAAACCCGCATCCAGACGAGAACCATCGACAGAAAACTTTCCGGTACAATTCTTTGGTGACTGCGGACGAACCGACACCGAACCATCACCGTTAGGGATAACAGCCACAAACGACAACCCAAAAATCAGCGCATCAAGATGCACATCACACGAAGCCGTCGACAGCCGATTCGCAGCATACACGCCATCCAAGCCGTAGCCGTCACCATTAGTCCAGCCAAGCCAATCCAGCCGCTCCTCCAAAGCATCCACGGCGATACCAGGCCACGACACCACCGTCTGCACACGCTGCAGCTCGGGAGGAATAGCAACCCCCAAATCACGCACCCGGCTCGAGCCCTCATAGTAGCCCTCAATACGGCAATGCCACGAAGACAACCTTTGGATACGATCGTACATGCCCTCAATCAGAGCCAACTCGTCCACGTTCATACCACAGACACCCGCTTCCTACAAGACCGTTCACGCCGCTTCACTTTAACTGTTTTCGCACCAAGATACGCCAGCGACACAGCCTCCAAAGGAACCTCAGAACCATCCTTAAACGTCG